TACCATCCTTCCACCTGCTCACAACAGCCTTCCGCACAGGAAATCCTCGCTTTGGAGCGTTCTGCATATTGGGTGATGTACTGCTCAGTCTTCCAGTTGCGGTCACACATTGATTGAACTGCGTGTGCAGGATGCCGTCTGAACGTGTCCAGGTCTGGATGCCTTGAACGAATGAATCCAGATAAGAATTAACAGCGTTTAATCGGCTCATCTTTGTAAGGAACTCGACGGCGGTGTCGTTACCTTTGCTCTGCGCCTGTGATATCAAAGCTAAGATAGTCGATTTATCTGTTTTGAAGCCATTTATAGACGCATAGTTTGGAGACAGC